CAATCAAAGCTGACCTACAAAGTTTAGACAGTAATTTAAGTAAAGTAGAAGATAAATTAGACAAAAAGGATAGCAACCCTTTAAATGGATAAACGCTACCTTTTAGGTACTATTTATCAAACAGCACCTTTTTTAATTTGGTCAATGCTTTTTTTAAGCTCTTGTGCATCAGTACCCATGCCCAATAAAGAATGGACAGATGCTTATGATTCTGAACAATGGCGTAATCAATATGAGGCTTGTAAAACAAAACTTTTTACTGAATATCCTACTGAAGTAGATAGCACAGAATGGAGCGAGTGCATGGGTGAATTTAACAAAGATGAGTAGAGTTTTATTAGGTGTCATTGTAGTGTTAGGGCTATTTACTTTTTTTCTTTGGAATGAAAATTCAAAACTGGCAGAACTTAATCAAGCCTTTGAACTTAGAGACAAAGAACAAAAACTAGCATTAGAGACAATTCAAAATGATTTTGCACTCCAAACATCCAGTTTGAAAGATTTGCAAAGCAAGAATAACGCTATAGAATTAGAAATGAGTCGTTATTTAGACATTTTTAAACGACATAATCTTACCAAGTTAGCAAATGCAAAGCCTAGTTTGATTGAAACGAGGGTAAATAATGGAACCAAAAAAGTATTTGATGGCATCGAAGCAGACAGTGGGCGTATTGATAGCCTTGATGATGGCATACAGTTGCAGTCTGATTCCCAGTAGACAACAAGTAGATATAATCACCAAGCCCATTGAACGAATCATCGTTCAACCTGTCATGCCTAGAGCAATTGACCTAAAAGAACCATATTGGTATGTGGTTTCAGGCAAAAACTTAGAGGAATTTCTTGCAAGAGTCGAAAAAGAAGAGGGTCAGGTAGTATTTTTTGCTATGTCTGTGCCTGATTACGAACTAATGGCTTATAATATGCAAGAACTCAAACGCTACATCAATGAATTACAAGAAGTCATTGTTTATTACAGAAAAGTCACCATTACTGATAAAAAATAGGGGTAAAGTATGGAAATTTCATCAGAAGGTATAGCCTTAATTAAAAAATTTGAAGGATGTGAGCTAAAAGCGTACAGATGTGCAGCTAATGTATTAACAATTGGCTATGGACACACTAAAGATGTCACAGAAGACATGGAAATCACTCAAGAAGAGGCAGAAACCATGTTAGTTCATGAATTAATGGATTATTGTAACTATGTTGACATGTATGTTGAGGTTCCACTAGAGCAACACCAGTTCGATTCTTTGGTTTCATGGACTTATAATTTAGGACCTACAAACCTTAAATCTAGTACGCTACTCAAAGTGTTAAATGATAAAGATTATGAAGGCGTACCTGCCCAAATAAAGCGTTGGAACAAGGCAAATGGCGAAGTAAAACAAGGATTAATACGCAGAAGAGAGGCTGAAGCATTAATGTTTGAAAATAAAGAATGGTATGAAGTGTAATTGGTTTATAATTTTCTTAGGCACAACTCCATTAGTGCTTAGGGCAGGATAGAACCAAAATGTCACTATCTATCTATTCTGTCCGACTTTTATGAATTTAGATAACTTAAAAGACTTTGATATTCTTTCACCCCAAGATAAAGCTGAGGCTTTAACTTTATTACAAAAATATGATGAACTAGGCAAACAAGATGCTTGTCAAAAAGATTTTATGAGTTTTGTCAAACATATGTGGGGAGATACTTTTATTGAAGGTCGCCATCATAAAATTATTGCTGACAAGTTTAATCGTATTGCACAGGGTAAACTTAAAAGATTAATTGTTTGTTTGCCACCAAGACACTCTAAGTCAGAATTTGCATCAACATTTTTACCTGCATGGATGATGGGATTAAATGGAGCATTAAAAATAATTCAATGTACTCATACATCAGAATTAGCAGTTCGTTTTGGTAGAAAAGTAAGAAATTTGATTGATTCTGAGGATTTTAAAACTGTATTTCCCAATGTTAGATTACAAGCAGACAATAAATCAGCAGGTCGATGGACAAGTAACATGGATGGTGAGTTCTTCGCAGCAGGTGTTGGTGGTGCAATTACTGGTCGTGGTGCTGATTTACTAATAATTGACGATCCACACAGTGAACAAGATGCTTTGTCTCCAAAATCAATGGACTCTGCATATGAGTGGTACACATCAGGTCCTAGACAGAGATTACAGCCCGGTGGAACCATTGTTATTGTTATGACTCGTTGGAGCACGAAAGATTTGGTTGGCAGAGTATTAAAAAAACAAGGTGATGATAATGCTGACCAATGGGAAATCATTGAATTTCCTGCAATTATGCCAAAAACAGACAAGCCTTTATGGGGTGAATTTTGGAAGAAAGAAGAACTTTTAGGCGTAAAAGCATCTTTACCAGTTTCTAAATGGAACTCTCAATGGATGCAAAATCCCACTGCTGAAGAGGGAGCAATTGTTAAAAGAGAGTGGTGGAAAAAATGGCATGGCGAACAAGTGCCTGCTTATGATTATGTAATACAAAGTTACGATACAGCTTTTTCCAAAAAAGAAACTGCTGACTATTCTGCAATTACCACATGGGCTGTTTTTGAACACGAAACCAATGAAACACCCTGTATTATTTTATTAGATGCTAAAAGGATGCGTGTTGATTTTCCTGAACTCAAAAGATTGGCTTGGGATGAATATAAATATTGGGAGCCTGATTGCGT